ATGAGGATGGAGTGAGCAAGCAGAGCAGCGGATATGTAGGCTTAAACGGTCAGCGTATAAATGGATGGCGATTTACAGGCAGCTCACGCTTTGTAGGCGTATTTAGGGGTTGAGAGAAAGTAGTGGGTATTCGCAGGCATTTGTTGCGGGTAAGCTGGGGATCAGTCAGGCGGCGTATTCGCGGTTCGAGAGTGGTGAAGTGGAGATGGCAGTGTCTAAACTTATTGCTATTTCGGACTTGTATAGTGTGCCGTTGGAGATATTGCTGGCGAATGTTTGAGACGTTAGACGAGTTCGTACCAGGATAAGTCTAGGAATAGTTTTGCGCCGTCATTCGTGGGTATTGCTGTTACTAGGAATATATCGCTAACACCTGCCATAGTGCGTCCAAGTTGAAAGTTGAAGTCGTTAATATCACTGAGTTGTAAAGAGGATGAACTTGTTAGATACCCGCCTGATATAGTGGTGCCAGAACTGTAGCTTGACATTGTTATGTTGTAGTCGACGTTACCGCTGTCGCTAGTTACCCATGTGCCACCTGTTATGGTTGGATTACGCAATACTTGGTATTGCACAATGTCTAGTTTGTTGTTAACCGTTTGTTCTACTGCAGCTACGATCTCGGAAGGGACTACGACGCTGTCCAGCCGGGAACTGTTGAGGCGCAGCGCCACTATGGGGTATGCAGTGCCTGCAAGTGCGAGGGTTACGGCGGTGGAGCCGGTGGCCACGTTGTATTGGCGGCTGAAGCCCGAGTAGCCGCCCTCGGATATGACGGTGCTGCAGATCTGTTTGGCAGTGGAGCCGGAAGCGGTTGTGGCCGTGTTCTCGATCTCTTGGCGAAGGGGTAGAACCGCCGTGGTCATGTAGGCAGTGGAGTTGACGTTGTCTCCGTGGAAGGTGTGGGCAATGACCATGCGGCCATCTATTACAACACCACAACGCACATCACCTACACCGAGCCACTCAATGTCTACCCAGAATATCTGTGTTTTGGATAAGTCTAAGGTGCGCGCGGATGTGCCAGTACCGTTTAGCTTGTCCCCATTCCAGTCTGATTGTGCGATACGGGTGTTAACTACACTACCGGTGGTGTAGCTGCGTAGCACTAGGTAAATGGCGGTGCCGTCCTGTTCTAGGTAGATGCCGTTCTGGACACCGAAGTAGCCGATGCGTTGGCGCAGGTTGGCTTTGGCAGCGGCAAAGGCGAAGGAGCTCATTACCAGCAGGGATTTGCCTGGCTGATATGTGAAGACACGTTTAGTTTCGCGGTAAGCGTACGCGCCTGCTGTTACGGGAAGAATGAGGTTTATCGCACTTTCATTTGCTGCATACGTTTTAGTGGCTCCTCCATTGAGTGCGGTATCCCATTTGTCGTTTTCTTGGTACCTGTGCTGACTGTCGAATAGCGTAAAAGGATTGCTGACGCGCATCCTCCCGAAAGCGTCACCACTGGTGCCTGTATTGGTGAGTACAGGTGTTGGATAGTCAGTGTCACCACGAACGTAGAAAACTTCGTAGCGGTCGTTGTCAACGATGCGCTGATTCATGGTGGTGGTGGGCTGTTCGTATAGGCAGCTTAAGCGTGGGCTGAGATGGAAGTGCTATTTAGCCGCGCTGTTCGGCACGAGCTTGGCGTAGGGCTTCCCCTGGCCGCCCTTGGGGGCGTCGATTCGTGCTAGGCCGAGGACTTTCCCGGCGTGAGAGCTCCGTCGCGGCGGCTGGCTTTGCCCGAGCAGCGCCACTTTGCCCTGGATAAGCACAGCGGCGTGTTGCGGTCTTTGCCGGCGCAGTCCTTGCCGTGGGACTTCATGTCGCCGAAGCTGCGGGCGCAGTATCGGTCGCCCTTGTCAGTGCCTGGGGCGATCTTGTAGCCCTTGGCACCGTAGCGGACCTTGTTCTTGCGGCCGGTCTCGGGGTTGGTGACGGTCTTGGTGTACTTCTTGCCGTCCTCGGTGTCGCGCTGCGCGCGCGGTGCGGCCAAGCCGGAGGAGGCGGGTACGCAGTTGGGAACGCGGCGCTTGCTTTTGCGCTTCATGCCGGCCTGGACGTAGCCCGCCCAACAGGCGTCTTGGCGGCCGAAACCGCGGGGCTTGCGGCGGCGGCTTACGGGAGCCTTGATGGTGGTGGGCATCAGGTCGGGGAACGCCATCAAAGCGAGCGGGGTGAGCAGTTCGCTCTCGGGGAGACGCTTCTGGTCAGGGCGGCGATAGCCTGGCTCGAAGCGGCGGCGGGCAGCTTCGGTGCGGAGGCGCACTTCGCGCGTGGTGGTTTTGGTGACGTTGCCGGCAGCTTCACCAGCGGCGGCCATGGTGTTGCCAATCTGGCCCAGGCGACGCACCTCTTCGCGGGCGGTTTGGGCGATTCGTTTCTCGGCGGTGCGCATAGATGCGGCGGTGTTTTCGCGCATGCGCTGGGTTTTGGACTTGCGTTTGCGCGCGGGCATCAGCAGAGCGCGGGGGGTGATGCCAGGGAGTAGTGGCATGTCGGGATCGCGCGAGCCGGGTAGGCGAGGTGCGCCGCGCTCGGTGGAGCCGGGTGTATGAGGCAGGACAGTGACTTTGACTGGTTGGATTCGTGTGCGGCGGCGGGAGTAGGCGAAGGCACCGGCGCCGAGGGCTGCCGCGGTGAGGCCAGCAGCGACGGCTGTGCGGGTGGGAAAGCCACCACCTTTCTTGTGGCAGGTGCGACCTCGGGGGATATGACTTTCACCGCAGGGGACACCGGCGGCGTCAGAGCGCTTTGCCTGGGCTGCGAGAGTCATCGCGGCTAGTCCCGCAGCAGCTCCTCCAAGCAATGCGTATCCCATGTTTCTGCGAGTGCGCTTTTTCTTTAGTTTATTCTGTTTTTTCCATGCAGCACTTAAGGTTGCTCCTTGCTTAGAGGCTGCGTACTGCTTCGATTGCTTATCGAAAGCCCCTTGAGTTGTAGGTTTGCGCAGCTTATTTGCTTTTCTCCAGCTACTAAAATCGTTAGCCTGCATAATCTTTTTTTGCTCTTCTATTTCTTTTGCGTAATTTCTAGGTCCTTTCTTGGGTTGCACTCTTTGAGCTGCGCCTTTGGTGCACTTTTCGCCCTCGGAGATGGCTCCTTTGCCACACTTGAGGTCCAGACGTAGGGAAGCAGGAGTAAGAGTCATGGTTCAGATAGCGAGTTGTCCGGGCTCGAGGAAAAAGCCGTCGGCGTAGATGGAATCGGATGTCTCGGAGTCGAGGCCCGGGGGGCGCTCAGCCGAACGGGCGAGGTACATGCGCTCAAGGGAAGCGCGTTGCTTGCTGCGCTGCGCTGCGCGGCGGCGAGCGGGGGATTTAGGAACTTCTGTCTTAAGTTTATCTATGCCTTGTTTTGCTTTTTTGCGTACTATCTCTCGTACTGTTTTAGCTAACATGATGTTAGCGTCAGATTCCCGTTGTACTCCCGGATTATTTGGGTATTTTTTATTGAAGTTTTTAGCTGATTTGCGTGCGTTTACCAACATAGCGTTACCGCTAGCCCTAGCCCGCTTGATGCCACGTAGCGCTAGTTTGCGTTGGCTACGCAGTTCTAAGCCCGTTCCTAGTAGAGCTGCACCTCCGATAGTAGCACCAATCAAAAGGGCTTTCTTGGCACTTGAGCTGCGGGTTTTCTTGCCTTTCTTGGGTTGTACTCGTTGAGCTGCGCCTTTGGTGCACTTTTCGCCCTCGGAAATGGCTCCTTTGCCACACTTAAGGTCGAAGCGGATGGTGGCGGGGGTGAGAGTCATGGGTTAGAGCTCCAGTGTTGCTGTATCGAGCTCGAAGCCCGGCGCAAAGACAGAATCGCGGCGTTTGGCAGGTCGATGATAGCGAAGCTTGAACGCTGTGCCACGAGCGCGGTTAACTAAACCTCGAATGTCTGTCCCGTAGCCTTCAGAGAGTGTTCTAAGATTACGTCCCATATTTCTACCTGTAGCAGCCACATTGGCTATGTTTATAGCAGCACCGGGCCAGTTGCCTCGGGCAACATTACCTGCAGCAAAACCAGCCTGAAGGGTAGGCTCGATTACTTCGCGTGCGGCCTGACGCATGCTGGGGCGCTTATGAAGGAATGCGGTCCCTATCACAGCTGCGCCAGTAAGCGCAGCTGCACCAGCAGCTACTTTTACGGGCTTGTTCCAAGAAGCCCTGCACTTATGAGCTTTTGGGATACAGGCATTACCGCACGGCTTTGAGTTGGGGCCGCAGTTAAGTTTCTTATTTCCGATGAAGGCGTCAGCTCGTACTGAACTGGGGGTGAGAGTCATGGGTCAGACAGCAAGAGAATCGAACTCGGGGGAGAAGCCAGCGGCGTAGACGGAATCGCCCCTGCGGCGAGCTGCGCGGCGGCGAGCGGGCGATTTGGGGACGCTCTTCTTCAGTGCGGCTAAACCTGCTTTTACATGTGCTCGCTTTAAGGCACGGCTCTGTTTACCCATCCGAACTACCTGTACAGAGGCTTGCTGTAGTACGCGGTTGCCTGGGTCCTCCTTGTTAGCTTTTGCTGCTATCTCTAACTGTCTAACAAAAGCCTCGTTAGCGCTTCTTTTGGTACCTTTGAGCATGTTAAGCACTGCTTGCGACCGCTCACGTCGTTGTGACCGTATTTTTAGTCCTGCTCCTAGTAGAGCTGCGCCTCCCCCAATCGCAGCACCAGCCATAAGTGCTTTCTTAACTCCTGAGCTGCGGGCTTTATTGCCTTTCTTGGGCTGTACTCTTTGAGCTGCACCTTTGGTGCACTTTTCGCCCTCGGAGATGGCACCCTTTCCGCACTTGAGGTCCAGGCGCTCGGCAGAGTCCAGTCGGGCACGGATGTAGGCGGTGCCACGGTCTTGGATGCCGAGCTCGCAGGCATCGAGGTACTCGATGGGTGTCAGCGAATCCCGGCGTTTGCGCATGTAGCTGCAGTTGCCATCGCATTTGCTCTTC